CCAGACACCCCTTCAACGAAATAGAGGAAGCGTCTGCTAGTGCCATAGGCTGTGTTGAATGTGACAAAGCCTGTGACCGCACCATCTAAGGTGAAGCTGCCTGTGCCAGTGGTGGTTGCTGTCTCTTTAACTCTAGTAGCTACCATACAGTTTACCCTTGGTTAATATCAAATATACCACTAGCATTCCATGTGAACACAAGGTCACCAGTAGCAAGGTCAAAGGAAGAACCAAGGTCTACTGCAAACAGTGCACGCTTACCAGCGTCAGTGCTGTTATAGCCAATAGCCCATCTAGCATTACTTGGGTTACTAGCGTTTTGAAGTATTGTTAGGTCAGCAGCATCAAACACAGCTTTACCACCTGTTAATGTAAACGTAACGCTAGCTAAGGTCTGCCCTTCAGCTGTATAGTTACCACCAGGTGTACACTCGTTTGTGTCGAAGTTAGTTGTGCCACCTGCACCCCAACGCGGGTCTGCTGTGGTAGCTGTAGGCGTAGTCACTGATGTAACCAAACCTAGCTTGTAAACATCAGAGCTTAAGTCATGGAGTTTTTCACCTAAGTCAACCATAAATTGATCAAAAAGAATAATGTCGCCTTGTGCCATTGTTGTGTCCTAGCTTGCTGTTAGTGTTATTGTTGCTGTGCCTAACTCATCTTTAAAGAACATAAGTTGTTGTACGTCTGCTGCTGGCGGTATGTATATTGTTATTGCACCTGCATAGCGTACCCCGAATATGTTATTGCCCCACACAAGTGAGTCACGTGTTATACGGCAGTTATTAGTAGTTATAGCGTGGTACTTAACTAGGTAAGGCGGGTGCCCACCACTGCCTGTACCAGGCCTTTGCTGTACCCACTGACCCCAAGACCCGTCAGGCTTTTTAAACCTAACCATACCTTGTTGCACTTCATGCTCAGGGGTTAGCCCTGGCTCGCCTTGCGGCCCTTGTAAGCCAGGTATACCTTGCTTGCCTATAGGCCCTTGCGGGCCTGGCAGGCCATCAAAGCCGCGTGGCCCTTGGTCACCTTTAGTGCCAGGCTTATGTACTATCTTAGTTAGCTTGCCTACTGGACTTGTCATGGTGCATACCTGGCTGGGTTAACCTGGCCATTAGAGTCTACATAGAACTGGTTACCAGCTTCGTCTTCATAGTCACCTTCACTGTAAGACTGTACAGGCTGCTGTGCTGTATAACGCGGCTCGGTTGCCTGCATTGCCGCCTGCATTAGCAGCTTGGCATTGTTACGTGCCCGTACAGGCACCTGTGACGCGTATAGCGACTTCGTAACTGCAAAGCCTGCTTGCTTATAGTCCCCGGATTTAATAGCTGTAAACATATCTTCAAACTCACCTAATCGGTTAGTCCCAAGGTTGTAAGACATATCAAGTAAAGCTTTCTTAACCCCATCAGGCCTGTTGTCATACTCAGGGTCTAAGTTCCGTAAAGAGTCTTCAGCTGCAATAACGCTGTGTTTAAAAAGTTTGTCTGCATCCTGTGCACTTAATGGCTTATTAAACTTAACGCCTAGCCGTTGGGCTAATGCCTGGTTGGACTGGTCTTGTAAGTTAAACCCGTAACCTACAGTACGTATACCTAAACTGTCCTTATAAGGCTTTGCTCTATAGCCTTCATTTTGCTTTATATAGTCTGATGTACCGTCTGGCAGCAAAGGCTCTGGCACGTCGTCAGTAGGCGCTTCACTGGCAGGCTCATTACCTAAGAAATCAAAGATCTCTTCGTCACTAGCATCTCCAGGGAATTCGTACTGCTGACCTTCGTACTCTATAACAGGCATTATTGGTCACCATACATAAAGCCACTGCCGTCAGCTTTCCTTACAACACGCCTTACTTTAGGCTGCTCAGGTGCAGGCGCTGCTTGTGGCGCTGCTGATCGCTGTGGTTGCTGTATAACTACGTCCTGAGCACCTACCACAGGCATAATGTTGCGTAGTTTGGCGTAAGGGTTAATTGTTATTTTGCCCTGTGCACCACTGTAAGCAGACCAAGTGTCTAATGTCTTATTCACTTTAGGTGCTACATGCTTATTTAGTTCACTGGCAATAGCACTTGCTCTGTTAAAGTCACCGCCGTCTGTCTTTAACGGCACAAACTGTAATGCACCATTAGTACTGACAGTTGCTTGCACTTGCTTCAACTCTGTAGGCTCATAGCGGCTCTTAAGTACACCAGGGATTTCTTGGTACATCTTATGTTGCACAGCTCTTTCAAGAACTTGTAAGGATTTAGGGTCTTTGTCAAATACAGGCTTATTTCTGGGGTTACGGTATGCATCAATCAGCATGTCTCTGTCAGCCACAGTCATAGTGCCAGGCGATCTCACACCCTTATCAAGGGCATCAACAATAGCCGAACCTAGCTGTGCCTGTGTTTCTGGTGCTGTATCTTTATGCTGCATGGCTGACGTAACTGCGCTCACAGTTGCATTGCGTTCTTTGGCATCCGTAGGATATTCGCCGTTAATGAAGTTAATCATCTGACCACCCAACTTAGCGTCCTGCACAGAAGTTGAGAAAGGTGTGTTAGGTGCTTTAGCCATAAGTGACACAGCTTTGAAAAGGTTGGCATCTTTCTTGTAAAGATCAAGCATTACGCCATTCTCAGCAATGCTATAGCCATTCTTTATAATGTCTGAAGATACTTTGCCATTAAGCATGTCAGTCATCAGATCAACTTTGCTATTAAAAGATGCCACCATGCTGTTAAGGTGTTCTTTATCAGGCTTAATAAGCCCACTGCGTGTAACAGAACCCTCAATAGCTAGGCGGGCATTAGCTTTCAGCTGTGCAAGTTGCTGTACGTACATAGCTTGCTGCTCTACTGGCACCTTATCTAAACTACCGTACTGTGATACAGCAGCTGATATAACTGACTCTATTTGGTTATCAATACCTGTAACAGATGCATTAATGACAGACCTAGACACTAACTCATCTGACGCACCAACAGCCTGCATCTTCTGCATGTCTGTCTTTAACTTGTAGGCTTCAGCTTTACCTTGCAATACTTTCTGCTCTAAGAAAGGGTCGGCTGGGTGTAAACCCATTTCAGAGGCATCGCTAAGCAGCTTTTGCTGGTATTGCTGTTGCAGCTTTTGACTAGCCTGGTAGTCAGTATATATCATACTACTACCTTCACTGCCCACATACCGCTGGAAAGTTGCTTCTAGCTTGTCTGCTGCCCACGGAGCACGCATCTTAGCTTGCTTAGTAGCTAGCTGTAGTTTGGTTACGTAGTCAAGGCTGTTGCCGCCCTGCCTAAGTTTGTTAGCCAACTTAACAGCATGTGCTTGCAGTTCTGCTGTGTCGCTGTCAGCTTTAGTGCCATTAGCTAGCTGTGCACGCACGTCAGCAAAAGCTGTAGCATCTGCCTGCTTTTCGTTCTGGTAGTCTTGCTCAAGGCCAGACACATCTTTCTGCAAAGACTTAAAAGCACTACGCTCTTGCAGTAGAGCACCAGCATCAATAAGATTGCTCGTAGCATTTACAAAGGCACTGTTATCAACAGGCCTTACTTGCGTAGCTTGGTATTGGATCTGATTGAGGTCAATTTGTTGTGGCATTATTTAACTCTATTGCAGCTCTAGCGTCTTCAGCGTATGTCTTAACCATTGCACGTATTTTTATCTGAGTTTCTTTAGGTACTAAAGGGTGACCTAAGAAGAACCTGTCCAACTCCCTTTCGGTAGCAGTTATAGACTTTTCAGGTGTGTCTAGTAGTTTTTTGGTGATAAAAGCAGTAACAATAGGCTCTAATGTACTGTCGTTGACAAGCTCAACTGCCAGTGTGTCCAGTATATTGTTGTTATATAATTGGTTGTTACTTAGCACACTGCTAATGCCTGCAATTTTAGCTTGTTTTTGCTCATCTGTCAATGTGTTATCTGTAGCTATACGCAACCACACACCTTTAAGGATAACTACGTCATGCTTAGCTGCATCTTCCATCTTTTTCTTATCACCAAGTATGTCGTAGAAGGTCTGCTCATTCCCTGGCTTAATCCCTACAAAAGCCTTAATAAGCTGCTCACCCATATTAGACTGTAACCTTACATCTTTCTTACTGAAGCTGTAGTAGTCATCCACAACCTGCTGGTACTTAATAGAGGCAGAAGCCTGCATATAATTAGAGAAGCTAGGTAAGATACCCGCCCAAGTGACTGCAATGTCTTTAAGCTTTTCTACACTTAGTTCATCAGGCTTATATCCATACATTAGCAGTCTGGTACTGGTAGCAGCAGCGCTGACATTATTCACAAAGTTCAAGCTAGGCCCAGCTAGTAGCTCAAGTAAAGTGCCTTCAGATGTAAGCAGGCGCTCTACGAACGGGTTAGCTCCTGAAGCTACAGGACTGATAACTTCGCTAAATTCAGAAGTAACAGACTCTTCTTGGCCAGTGGCGAGGCGCATAACTTCAGCAAATGAAGCCCCCAGCGCACCTCTTAGTAGTATTTCCATCAAAGCATATGATGTGCCATTGTCTAATACAGACAGGTCAATGCCATTATCTTCTAGCTGCTGCCTTAGTACGCCATTGATAAGCTCGTCAGGGCTGAATGGCAAGCCTTGTGCACCCCATAAAGCGAAAAGGCCAAGTAGCACAGCGGGACGCTTACCATCGTAAGCTCTGTTGCCACGCACTACACCAGGGATCTTAGGCACCAATACACCCATAGCTTGGTGCATAACACCTAAGAACTGGGTAAGAGGTCTAGCAAGTCCGCCTTGGTAAGCATAAGCTCCAACTTTAGTCATGTCCAGTCCTAACTGGTCAGCCTTGTTACTGATACGCTCTAAGTTGGCCTTGTCATACCAGTTACCTTTTAGTGGTACTTTCTTGTCCGCTTGCAGCATGTTCTTAGAGAAAACAAAACTAAACACTTTATTAAATAGCTCACCTTTAACAACACCCTGCTCTCTGACAAAGCCAACGACTTTTTTCAAAGGCTTCACAGACTCCCTGAACAGTGCTTCTGCTTTAGTGTCAGATCCGCCTTTAAAGGCCTTTAGCATTTCGTTATGCAGCTGTACATGGCTGTCTACTGTTTCTATCTTGCCTGTCTTTACAAATTGCCTAGCCACTTCTGTAATGTCATCAACAACACCTTTAGTGGTACGTAATGCATTGTCAATCTGCACGCTGCGTAAAGGTAAGTGCCCGCCTGTCAGCTTGGCGTAAACAAAGTAAGCCTCTTTAATAGACTTAGCCCAGGTTATAGGTGCAACACCTGCGTACAATGTGGGCGTCATAATATTAAGTAAGAACTGCCTGAAAGGGGCAGAAACCACTTGTGTGTAGTAAGTCCCGCTAGTTAATAGTCTTGCAGGGTTAGCTTTAACACCTGCATCAAGGAACAGCTTAGATGTATGTTGGCCTAACCTGTGGTTACTGAATAGCTTATCCATAGATACCATCCAGTTATTCCAAGTAGCGTCAACTTGGCTAGCATAGCCTGTCAAACTGGTCATGTGCTCAAACATAGCATTAGCAGCCCTTATACGTGCAGTGTTGTCAGCTGCCTGCATACCTAAGTACAAAGACCTTGCACCATCACTTGTCCAAAGCTCAGGGTAGGTGTTCTTGTGTAATTGCTCATATACTTTGATTGTGTCACGCCATGCAACAAAGTTACTAACTTTAGCAGCAGCAGCCTCTGCCGCAGACAAAGGGTCTTCAGACTTGCTGGTAACACGTTGCAATTGGTTAGCCATGTCCACACTGTATGTGGGCATTTGTGGCTGCCTTGCAGAGTACCAGTAGCCTGTAGTAGGTGTGTTAATCTCAATCCAGTTGGCGAAGTCATGGTTGTTCACAAGGTTCTCGTCTACCTTATAACCTGTGCCTATACCTTGCTTAACTGCCATTTCAGCAGCAGCAGGGCTGTCAGCAATAGCAACAGCACGCTTAAAACTGTGAGCCACGCCATTAAGTTCGCCTGGAAACTCTTTCTCTATGAAGTACTTACCTTTGTTTATTTTGTAATAGTACCCTTTACGGTACGGCAGCATCTGCTTAGGCAATGGTTGCACATGCTCTGTAGGCTTAGCCATCATAAACTTATAACGCTTTTCCCCAGCAGTAGTGTACACGTCAGCTAAAGCATAAGCTTGGTAGCCTTGCTGCCTGAATTGATCAGCTTCTGCTCTTGTTACCACAGTCACTTGGCCTTTATCTATCACAGCGACCTTCTCTACGCCAGCGAAGTTACTTAAGTCAACAGCCTTACCCATAGTATCAATAGCTTGTGTGCCGTCATCTGCGTCAGATTTGAGGCGTACATACCCCTCAGACAGTTTGGTAGTATACTCTTCCCTATTCTTTATTTGGTGAATAACATCCCACATATCCCGCTCAGAGTGGTAGGCATGGATTTGATCTTGGTCTAATTTATACAGAGCAACAAGCTCAGTATCATTAAACACACGTTCTTGTTCACCGCCACCTATAATAGCTTTAAGCACACCTTGCTTCTTAAACTCATTAAGTTTAAATATAGGCTCATTTATACGTAGTATATCTGACTGTAACAGGGCAGCACGATCATTGGACACTTTCAAAGCTGTTACGTAGTCACTAGCCAATGTTGAGTGTATGTTCTGAAAGTACCTTGTACCAACTAAGGCAGGTGTTATGGCTTCTTCAGGTATTACATGGTCAGTGTCCCAATGCATACGCTGCTTAACATCTAACTGCACTTTAAACTCTGCACCTTCAGTTGGTGCACCGTTAATAGTAGACCAGGTATTACCCCCGCCAACACGCTCAATTACAGTCACACCTTCAGTCTCAAAAGGCCCAGCACCGAACTGCTGCCTGATCCCTTGTGAAGCTGTTAACGCCTCATCATAAGAGGCAAAGCTTGAGCCGTCTGCTTTACCATATACAGAACCATACCTTAAAAAGCCATCGTCAGACTTCTTAAAAATACTTAAAGTCAGGTCAGATTGGTAAGGCGGTAATTGGCCGTCTTTAGGTAATTGTGTTAACACACCTTCTAACTGCTTTTCCTGCTTAGCTGCATCTACAAGCGGGTACAACGCAGAAGGTGTCATGTCCTCAGCAGTAGCTAATGCCACAGCTACATTATCTTTAAGCTCTTTAGTGCCGTCTTGCCCAGCAACGCGGAGGCCGTCATACTCAAAGCCTGGTACACTGTTTATAGCAGCTTGCTCTTTAGTTACCCCTAGTACGTTACCTGCTTGGCCGCTAGGTTCTTGCAATACAGCGCTGGCTAGTATGTCACCAGCAGCTTTGTCATTTGCGGCTATGTCACCCAAAGGGGTGGTGATATCACGGCCTAAAGGCGCCATAGCACTATTAGCTTTAGCTGTTTTTACAGACTTGCCAAGATTAGGCATCCAGTCAGGCACAAGATCTAATATTGCAAAGGTGTTAAGCATGAAGTTTTGTAGTTTAGCGCGCCACTCTTCGGTAGTACCGTCATCAATCTTGCCGACATACTCGTTAATTAAATCTAACGTAGAGGCTACATCAAACTCGTTTTCACCTAACAGCCCACTATGCTTACGTACACTAGTAATAACATCTTCTGTAGCTTTAGTGCGATCTGTGCTGTAATAGATATGGCTGGCCAGCGCTTCAACTGCATTACCGTACAAGAAAGATTGCTCACCAGTAACTTCTTTAGCCGCCTGTGACATCCGCGCCATAGTAAATGCGAACATTGACCTTGTTAGGCCGCCTTGAGCTGACGCTATACCTTGCTCTTCTTGTATGAAAGCTTGCTGGCTTTGCTTGTCTGAACCTTCAAAGTAGGTCTGTTCCCTGCCTGCTTCAGCTATAAGACTACCAGGGTCTGCACCTGCCCCAATTTGGCTGGTTGTAGCTCTAGCTTTAGAGCGGTTAATTAGGTTGGTAGGTATTTTAGCAGACGTCTCAGACAGCAGATTCCTGGCCACTTCTAAGTCGTCCTTTAACTCAATACCTTGCTGCTCGAAGAACATTTCACGCATGGTTAAGGGCTGGTTAGCTTTGTCAGAAAAGCTGTCTACAATACCTTGAGCTTCTTCTACAGGCGCAGCCAATAAGGCACTTTGCAAACCTTTGTTTAAAGCTACTTTACGTTCAGATGTAGCATCAGCAGTCAAGGTCTGGTAGGTAGTATCTACACCTACCGCTGCCTCATCCTGCATGCGTCTGTAGGCCTGCGGTTGCCGTGTAGCTAGGTCAGCATAGAACTGCTCACGCAAGTCTACAACAGGCCTGTACGGCTTATCATTGAAAATATAGTCTACATCAGCTTGCGTTACTTCATCACCAAAGTATGACATCAATTTTACCCGTAAATGCTGGAACTGTTAACTGTTGGTCGTTGTATTGCTGGGGTTGTTGTATAGTTAGCACTAGGCACACCAGGCTTAGCTGCTGAGCCAGCAGTGGTAGCAAGGGCAGCAGGCTTGCCGAATGAGGAAGCTGCACTGCCTGCTAAGTTTGCCAGGTGACCGACAAGAGCCCAGTCAGCCTGCTTTTGCCTGGCATTCTGTACGCGCTTACTTAAGTCAGCCGCATTGTCCATGTACTCAATATTACTAGCTAGTTGGTTCTGAAGGTTACCTAGTACGCCTATAGTGCTACTGCTCCCTAACTGCCCAGCCATACTACCTTGAGCTTCTGTAACAGCCCTGGCACGCCTTGTTTCTCTTTGTGCTTGACGTATACGTCTATTGTTTTCCATTGCTGCAAGCTTCTGCTGCTCGCGGCCTTCTTTTTTCTGTGCTTTACGTTGTTGACTTGCACTGCCTACACCAAGTACAGCAGAGCCGACTAGAACAGCAGTTATCGGGTCACCCATAACGTTGTACCTCATATATGTGGTAAGAAGGTCTGTCCCCTTCTTTAGGGGTAAAGCCTATCTTCTCGAATTGGAACATCTCAGCAAAGCGTGCAAGTTTGTTATTGCTAGCTTGGATCATAGCCCTAACAGCTGTATACTTTCTCTTTAAAGTTTCGAGGGCAGCCGTAAATATTACAAGGAATTTCTTGTAACGGCTTACTGTGAACTTACCAAGTACTTCACAGTGCAGGTAGGCGACTCCTCTAAATTCTTCTACATCAAGTTTCACGTCGTTGTCTTGGTATAAGTTATAACGCATTATTAGCCACCCCTTCAAACCCAAACCCTAGTAAATGGAAACCTTTCCCAGCTACTGCTGAAAACTTCATAGACAAAGAGCGCCCAGTACCTAACACTTTAGTTTTAGTTGTAATTACTTCTTGCCCATAATCAAAAGCGTCACCTATTGCCCCTGGCATATAAGCGCGGGTAAAGCGGTAGATCTCTTGCTCAGTAGACCATTTGCCACTGCTATCCGAGTCGCTGTAGTCCCATTTAGCCTGCATCTTGCAGCTGCTAGGGAAGTCTAGTGTAGGCTGGCCTGAACCGTTATTAATGAAAGCAGTCTCAGTACGCCTAAACTGACATCTAAAGTATGTAGGGTACTTCTTACTTGTTGCGTCGCCAAGTATGTCGTTATTCCCTTGCAGAAATGCAGTGTAAGTCGTTAACCCGTAGTCTTTGTAAGCTGTGTTTTTGTAGTAAGACACACCTAACGTGCTTGTTGAAGTATTGATAAGGAACATAAAAACTTTGTTAGCTGTGTAGCTATAACCTGAACCACCTACAGTCACATTGTCTGAGCCTGAGACAACTGTGTCAGCACCTGAAGTAACATTGTTAGCTATAATGCTAACACGCGGGCTTACTGTATAGAACGGTGATGTAGCAAGGTAATTGTTATTTGACGCTAGGGCATTCTTACAGAAAGCCTGTAACAGTATATCATAACTCAGCTCTGTAACCAACTTGCCTGTGTCTATGACTCCATTAAAGCTGTTGTCTGAATTGTACCACCAGCTAACTCTCTTATTGAGTGAGTCATACACAGACTGCACATAAGCTTGTTGTATAGGGTTTATTTGAGTAAGGTAGTCTTGTATTTTACCTGAGCTTAGGTTCTGGGCTGATATGCCGCCTGACTGCCCATTATAGCCAACACTGTAAATGCCGTCCTTAGCCCACAAGAATAAGCTGCCTTCAGCTATAACTGCACAGCCTGGCCCTGCAATGCCAACATCTAATATCTTGTATGACTGTTGTGCTTCAGCAGTAAAGCCTGCATCGCCACCCCGTATAGCCAATACTTGCTTGTCAGTCATCACGATAAGACTGTCCATAATAACAGCAAGCTTTTGTACACGGCCTGCACCTGGGAATACCATGTAACCACCATCGGAGGCAACAAGGTCACTGTCTTCTTCACTTGCAGGGTCTGCTTCTTGGTAGCATTTGCCATAATCTAACTCAGACCTTACTGTTTGACTATAGAACAGGTAGCCTGTTAAGTCAGGGCTACTAGCTAGCGCACCATCAATATCTGAAATAGCACCAGCCCAAAACAACCTACCTGCATACCAAGCTACAGCTGCTGGCCTGTTACGCTCTTCATCTTTGCTTCCATAGCTAAATGCAGCTGGGCCATTTACGCTGTTACCGAAAAACTCTTGCTTTGTAGTGGTATTTGTTTTCACAGACCTGCTGTAATTACGTCTGAATACATCAATTACAAAATGGCCTTTAGGTGCTTCTAGGCGGCCTGAGTAAATGTTACGTAAATCTTCAGAGAAGAACTGTCCATAGTTAGCTTCACGCTTGCCACGCCACCACTGGTAAATCTTAGCAGGAAAGTCTAGCTCTTTTGTATAGAACTCATCAATAACGTTAACTACAGTGCCACTGCGGTTATTAGCTTTCTGATACCAACCTTGGTTAAACAGGTTATACTTGTTATCATTAGACAGACTGGTAGGCCTCGCATCCGGCTCTACACCGTCAGGGATGCCATAGTAGTCACGTGTCTCAATAACTATGTCAACCTTATTAAGAGTAGTACCGTTGTAGCCAACCCTGCAAGGTTCAAACTTAAGGCCAGCAATAAACAAGCTTCCATTGCCAGGTGCATACTCTACACGGCAGTCGCTGGCTGTTGTAGTATTATAGTAAGGTGTAGTTGTCAATTCTATTGTACTGTGAAAGCCGGCAATAATACTGCTAGAACCAGCGTCAAAGAAATGCAATTTATAGCCTTGCTGCATTACTATAAATGTTTTATCTTTGTTCCCGGCAGCTTCCCATGTGTAACTTGTGAAGGCGGTTGTATTAATAGTCGTCCCAGTAAGGCCTTGCAGTATATTAGACTCATAGTCCAGGCCTAGCCTTACTTTCCTAGATCCATCTTTTTGCAGGACAACGTTAGACTCGTCACGGGTAAACCCGCTATCCCCTGTTATCACACCTTGGTCAGTATTAAGACCTTTTACAAACGGTAGCAGGTACTGTGCAGGCATTAGACCTTCTTCTGTGATCTTACAAAGTTTTCAATGGCGACTCTAGCAAAGTCATGGCGGGTATAAGACGTTTCACTTAAAGCTGCTGGCAGAGGCTTTTCAACGTCAGTTTTCATTTCAATTAAATGCAGGTTACGTGAACGGTCAAATAACACACTAAAATCTTCTTTGGTATAAATCTCTTTTTTATCTGCCATAATCTGGGTACTCAATAGTTGATATTGTTCTATGTCTCTCTGTCCCAAGCCAAGACCTTTGACGCCTTACACGCTGCTCTTCTTTAGCATTAGGCTGTTGCTTTAAAGCGTTAAAGCAGGTGCTTTTAGCTTCAGCAAGCAGCAAGCTGAACATCTTGGCAGGCATGTCAGGTATTGCATTGTCTGTCAAGGTAAACGTTGCTTCACGGTAGCCAGTACACAGTGTTTTAGATTGCTGTAACGTGCCATCGACGGTGTTATTATAACCGTTAAACACAATATAGTCATCATCAAAACTTGTCCAAATGCTAGGCATATCTGATTTACTAACAGCAAACTGGATGCCTGTAATATCTGTAACTAACTGGTTGCTGGTACTGGAACTGTCATACCTGGATACGTACTCTAAAAAGTACTCTGCATCAACAAATTTAACATCACCCCACTCAACTTGTCCATTTATAGACATATTATATCTAATTGTCTCTACCTTTGAGATGCTTGTAGGTAGGCGCATATGTGTAGGCTTATTAGCGTCACCTAAAGCTGTTAGTTGGAACATCTCTTTGAGGTGAGGCCAGTCAGCCCCTGAAATAATCTCAAAAAAGGTAGTACGTACAATACGGGCAACCTGTAAAGATTCCTCTGTATCATTGATACTATTAACATTGTCTGAAGACATGTCAGACAGTATATCTTGTGTAATGTCCAGCAAAGTCATTTGCATACTATACTGCCCTATGTAGTCTTGTAACTATAAGTCTTGTATCAAAAAGCTCAGCAGCATGGCTGGTTGTTATATTCATAACGGCACCATTGTTCTTAAAGTCTGCCGTAGCATGCATTAGGAAAGGGAAGGACATCTTCTCGTCAACAGCTGCACCTTTAGCAACACTCCGCGTCGTTTCACGTATTACACCTGTTGTCCCAGCTACATCAAAGTCTATAGTGACGTAAGGGCTAGTACCTACAGGAATCTTTATAGTAAAGTACAACTCACAAAGGTAAGCATCATTCAGGCTGGTAGGTGTGATTTTGTGGGTAGATGTATTGTACCAATTACCTGAGCCACTAGCTGTGTAAGTCGTAACTTGTCCAGCGCCTGTGCCGTTAATGGTCAGTGAAGTACGGGTTGTAGCGCTTATTGCACGCCTGGCCCCAGTCACATACTGGCTGTCAGACCACAGCTGAAAGCCTGTAAAAGGGTTTTGGCCTGCAAGTGCAGCATCAAGCTCATGTACACCAAGTTTACGGTATACGCTTACCGCATTGGTCGCACTGCTGCTAGTAATTACTTTACCAGCATCTGCTGTGGTAGATATTGTTATGTGCTTAGGCTCGTGCACTGAGCTGTGGCCCATTGTGCTGTGTTCAATGTTTGCCATTTTATGCCTTTATGGGTATAGAATTAGTGCGCCTATTCCTGCTTAAGACAGGCTGCTGGCGCTAGCAGTGGCAGCCGGTTTGAGGTGTGCTAATGCACATAGCCTTGGCTGCCTAACACATTACTGCGGTCTTTGTGGGACGTACCTAACAACAAGACGGCCAGAACCAGCTGTGAAAGCAGCAGTTCCATATGTCATACCAATATACGCGTTTGCAGTGCCTACGGCATCATTAGTAGCTAATGCACCAGCACCTACAATAGCTATATTAGCTGTAAGGCCAGCAACAGCTTGCGCTGCAATAAAGCCGTCAGCGTCAATAGCTCCACCAGCTTTAGCATACAAGCCCACATCTAAGGTAGCAGCCCCGCCTGACGTGAATGCAGTCTTAACGTAGAACTTAACGTCAACGATAACAGAATTTGCAGGGATGTAGGCATGTGCACTACTAAAACTGTCGTTAGACCCGTTAAAGTTTGCGTCTTGGTCAAGAAAAGTGCTGATGCCTGAGCCGATGTGTGTGTATTCAACATCAATCTCAATAGACCTCTCAGAACCAGCGTCGTTAATATACTGTCTAGCAAGAGCTATTTCGTTTGTCGTACGTGGTCCGTAGAATTGTACCAAGCCATCAGAGTTTGTGTAAATGGTCATATCAATATACCCCTTATAGTGCAGCGTTAGTGTTAATAGCAACCATGTTCTCAGGCCTGAAAAGTTTCACACCGAAACGCATCGTTGTTACTAGTGTTTCCATGCCACCACCTTTCAGTGCGTCACGTTGAGGCTCTGTTCTAGGCGCTCTGCGCATAACACCACGGAATGGTGCAAAGTCAGCAGAAGGGATAGCGAAGAATAGGTTCTGAACGTCACCTACTTGCGCAGTAACAGAAGCACCAGAATGCGTAATAGCTTCGGTAGCCGTTAATTGCCATAAGTACTGTGATACATAAACATCAAAGCCAGCGATGTTAAAGCGGAATTGGCTGTTAGCACCAACAACACCGTTAGCGATAGCATCTTGATACATAGGTACTGGTGAAAGTACGTTAGTAGCAATTTTGCTGATTTCATAAGCTACAGACTCATCTACTATAGCAACCAAGCCTTGGCCAGGTACGTTAGAGCGAGATAGAGCAGATCTAGCATAGTGGAAGTCGTTAATGGTAATTACACGGCTAGTACCAGTACCATTGAAGCGGTGATCCGCACTATTGATCCTGTTAGCATTAGCGGTTGTTTGGCCACCACCAGACTTAGCACCAGGGCCAGCTGCTTTTAGTACTGCTGTTTCTAAGTACTCGTTAAGTACACGCACTTGGTCAGCAACGAACTGTGATTTTCCATACTGGTTATCAAGAAAATAAGAGTCTTCCTTTGCTTTGTCGGTGATCGTGTCTTGGGTATAGACGTCTTCATCAACAATCATGGTGAACTCACCAATATCTCTTGCACTTGAAGTTGTGTCAATGTTCTCGTTCCAGTCTTTAACCATAGGTTGCCCTATAGATGGTACACTGTATGTAGTGCCATGGCCAAAGTCAGGCGTGATCCATTTACACCACTTACCAGCCATAAGGTCGGCTAATAAGAGTCTTTTGATCTCTTCTGAGTATACTGTGGCCCGGATGTGTGTATCGGCTGATCTAATCATATAAACCTCATCTAATTGTTATTTTGTCTAGCCATTGCTTTGTATAAGCGTTCTTGGTGCGTTTTGCTGTAGTAAGTCTTTGGGTCAGTTGTTAAGACTGCCATAAGTGCATCTACACTTTCACCGCCACCAAGGCTCAGGGTATTAACACCCCCATGTACACTGCCAGACTGCTGTTGGTTCGTCTGTTTAAATAAAGCTAAAACTGCTTGAGGGCTTTTAGCGGCCATGCTGTTCAGGTCTTGAACATCTAAGCCTAGCTCCCTAGCTTTTTCCACATAAACACTTTCTGCCTTGTCAGCATACAGTTGCTTAAGTTCAGCTGCTACCTTGCTGCTGTTTTCTTGTGTTTTAGCTTCTAACTGTCGCCTGGCTAAGGCTCTCTCAACAAGCGCTTCCATGTCTACAGATTGCCCGGCTGTGGGTTGCTGGGGTAGAGCTTGCACACCGTCTGTAGAAGGGCTTCTTGTGATTAGAGCGTCTAGCCGCGCTTGAATAGCAAGTTGCTGGTCACGCAAAGCTTTATTGTCAGCTTCCAGCTTGGCAATATGCTGCTGTGCATGGGGCACGCTTGCTAAAGCGTCATCGACAGTCTTGTACTTCTTCTCAGCACCAATGAAATCGTTAAAAATCGTTGGCGCTGTTTGACTAGCTTGGTCAGCATTGTCCATAAATCCTACCTTGTTATGAGTTGTTTACAAAAATCTAAAGCCTTCAATTGCCCTACTAAGTAGGCTTGGTTATAAGCCCAGTCACCTTTAAAATCATCAGCCATAGTCTTCGTTCTTATAGAATTCTCCATATCAGTAATGGCTTTAGCTACATACCCAAACAAGTGTACGGCCTCTTTGAATTCGACACGTACACGGTCAAGGTTATCTGCTGTAACGTGCCGTTCTATTAGGTTATTCGTCATTACTTTCTCCGCCCATAGCGTATAGCAGCGCCAGCAGACCTATTAGTAGATTTGCTAACAACACGAAGATTACTAGCTCCATTACCGCCACCACGCTTAAGAGGACGTTTATGGTCAACGTCTTTACCGTCTCCTTTACGTGCACGGCCTGTTTCAACCATTGTGGCTCTTGCTGCATTTCTTTTAGCTCTATTAGCTTTCTGCTCAGGCTTGCTGTGGTATTCTTTATATTCTTTCTTGTAGTCGCGCTTAGTAGGCATCTTTACATACCATCAGGTAATTCTTGTTCTTGTGCTACTTGCATGTTTTCTTGGTACTGCATGCCAAGCATCTGTGTTTCTGCTTGCTCTGATATCCTGACGTTAGGTGTCATTAACTGGTAGCGGCCTAGTTGTAACAGTTCTTCAAAAAGCTTAGCTTCGGCTAAGCCGGATACGTGTGACATAACAGCCGGATCTGCTGCAAATGCCTGCCTAAAGCCAAGGTAGTTCTGTAAAACATTGTTGCGCATTGCATAATGGTCAGCTCCTACAGCTCTTATTTTTCCTTTTGCTGTAAGGTCTGCTTTGGTAATACTGAGGAACTCTAGTGCCCCTGTATCCGTATCTAGTACACTAATAGTGTCTATTGCATTAATATTCCTTCGCGCTAATTCTAACATACTGTTAAGCAAAGGTTCAAGTACTTTCTGTTCAAAGGACTTAATCTTCTGTTGTGGCAGCTTATTACGTGCACGCTTCATTTCCCCAACTTCAAAAGCTGTCTTTTCCCCAGGGGTACGGAACCCTAGTTCCTCTTTAGGCATGCCTGCAAACTCTTCCATCAGGGCAAGCAGGTTTGCTATTTGGCTGTCAGCTTGCAGTGCAGTGCCGTCTACACGTAGGAAGTCTACGTCTGAGTCAGGGTCAGGCAGGATGATCTTTTCACCAGGGCCAAACTTGAAGTTATCGACTAAGCCACGCACTTTAATAGGCGGTAGTGCCATAAGGTCAAACAAGTCAGCCCTGATGTTCTCAAGGTGGTCTATGCGGTATTGCATACCTATTAGGTTAACGAGTGGGCTTTGCCCGTAAGTACTGCCAGCCCTTTGCCGCCAAGGGGCATGTACAAAGTAGGACTTACCAACCCAGCTAGGGTTAGGCTCACAGCGTACAAGGTCACACCTGTCTACAACAGTTATAATGTGGTTCTTAAGGAACAAGCCTGTTTCAAGGTCATACATGTCACCATGGAATTCTAGTATTTCCACTAACCCTGACCGCATATACATGCCAAAGCTGCCAAAGCCATCAACAACCATGCTGTCAAACATACTTAGCTCTGTTCTGCTAGAGCCTTGGTGGAAGGATCTGTTAGCCAGTGCCTTACGTACAATGTCATGCTTGTAAGAGTGTTCAGGCTCTGACAAGGCTTCTGCATGCAAGTCACCTAAGGTCTTAACATACCTTACAACTTTAGGGCTAGCCGCAAAGCTTACTGCTGTAGGGTCCCATACTATGTCTGCCATAGGTACACGCCTAGCTCTCGGGCCTATGTAGGTAATAACCTTTTCACCAGTTTCATCATCAATATAATAGTCTTCTACGTACTCGCAGGTAGCAACACAGTTACCCCACAAAACGAAGTCTAGCAATAAATCGCTCACAACGTCCTTAAAGCCACTTACACGCAGTTTGTTTGCCATGTAGGCAGTAATGGCCTGCACCTTCGTCTTATCGGCTGCATCGGCGCTGTAGGCGTCCCATTTGACCCATTCCTCGTTAGGGAATAGTGACTCAAAGTAACTAGCATGCAAGTTATCCATAATTTGGCATAATTTAGGCAGGTGGGTATTGTTCTTCCATGGCAACTTAGCATTGCTTGTCTGTTTGGTGTTTGTTGCATACACGTACTCACGGCACTCTGCCACTTCGTCTTCAAAAGACTGCCTAGACGTTTTAAACTTAGTCCACATGTCAGCTACATGTTTAGCTTTGTGGTCAGGATTGGCTAGGCCTGTTAGGCATTCTACTTGACTCATTGGTAGGCGACTCCTCCAAATTTACGGTGATAAACGACATTGCTGTTAGAACTTTCGGACTGCATTTGCCTGCTTGCTGGCTTAGCTGCTAGCACTGCTATAGTTAGGCCATCCTTAAGGTCATCATGTGGTGGGTTTTCAAAACGAAGCTCTTCTTCAAGTAGTTCACAGTTACCACCTTTGTAGTGGTACATGACTCGCTGCTCATACCTGGGCTTTAAGGTAGACTGAATACGCTCTTCCTTTGTACCGTGGTTACGGTTAGGCCTGTGTTCCTCTATGGAACATAAGATCCCGTTATTGGGAAAGTAGGTATATTTTAACTCGTTCACAATCTGCTGCTGTGCTGTGGTCGTTTCCATGCGTATACGTTTAAAGCCCCATTTCAGGTATAGCCGCTCAATTTCTGCAAAGTAACCTGATATCATTTCAGTCTTAAACCTAGCAAGGTCTAATATGTATACACGCCTGTCAGCATCCATGCCCACAACTGCCACTACGCTGTAGTCAGTCTTTTTCTTAATACTGAAAGCAAAGTCAACCCCTGCTGTTACCAGTACAGGCTTACCTGCAACAGTGCATATACCATCTACAAACCTCACCTGGCTCTTGTCATAGTACTGGAACCATTCAGGTTGTATAAGCTTAGTAGCTTCGTTATTAGGCTTATTGTAGTACTGGCAGAAAAACTGGTTCTTGTCTAAGTATTCAGCTTTCTTGTAAGCCAATACATTAGCATCAAAGCCATACCATGCACCATTGGCAGCTTGCCTTCTAGGCCATATGAAGTCACCTGTGCCGTCACCTGCATCTTCAACTTGCTTTTGAAACAAGTCGTACATCTTGCGACTGCTGCCCTTAATGTGGTCATACACTTCTAGGCTTAATAATTCTTGGTATAAGTCGTCAGGGTGGTACCTTGTACCTACAGCAATAGTAATAGCCCCAGGATCTTTAATAGAAGCTAATTGGGAGTATGCAGAAGCAACCTTATTCCTTTGGTCTGCTGTCGTCACATTATCAGGCACAACTAAATCGTCAAGTACAAGTATATCACAATGCCTACCTGTAATGTTACCACCTATACCCACTGCTGTAAGGGTATTATCCCTTATGAGTGTGTTATGCCTGGCTGGGTGATCTACAATGATTTCACTGGTATTCCATCTAGCCCTTTTAACCTTGTTGTCATCAACCATGTTAGGCCAGTACCGTTTATATACACGGCTAGTCAAAATCTGCCCTACACTGTAAAGTTGAGCTTCTGCTAAAGAGCTAGTAGCTGACACGTACAATATACGTACTTTTGGGTCAACCGTTATACGCCAGCTTGTCCATATAGCAGCAACAGTGGACTTTAAATGGCCCCTGGGCAGTAATACAAGGCTAGCTAAGTCCCTGTCAGTACTTGTTAACCACCTAAACAACTGATCATGTATGTCACCAAAGCACAGGTCAGGGCATACAAGCCTTGCATAGAAGGCAAAGTCCGTTTCTGCTAGCTGCTTTATGTCTTGCTTATTTATCTTATTGGATGATTGCATTATCTATACTGTACTGCGCCATACGTTGAATGTCTTCTGCATAAACATCAGGCTCCTTGCTTACCTGCTCAGCAGGTGCAACCACATCTTCCCTAGCCTTATTGGTAGTAGGCTTAAGCTTGTAACGGCCCTCTGCAAGCCACTTAGCACTGCTAATAGCAGACATGCCGCCTGATATACTGTCTTTGTGTATAGCAAGTAAAGCGTCACTGCGTATTTTCATTTCCATCTCTTTACGCCAGCGTTCAATGCTGTCTTTCTTAGGCTTTAATATGTAGTTATTCAAAGCACGCTGCAACTGGTTCCAGTATTCCCAGTCACCATGGCAAACCTGCTGTACAAAAGTCCATTCAGTAGGGTCGCAAGTGTTTATGTAAACTAAACGCATAGACTTGTACAGCTTGTCACCAACACGCCTGTCTTGAAAATGTACCGTGTAGGTAGGCTCTAAGGCAGGGTTTTTAAATTCGTAGAACAATGCCCTGGTAGGCTTCCTGCTATAGTCAGCTATGGCATACTCTGCCGTGCCCTTCATGTCATGCTCAAGTATAAAATCTTCAGGTATTAAAGCGTCTGCATTCTTAAAATCACCCATCTTTACGCCTCTGCCCAAATAACTGTATAAGTAATGTCTTTATATCAGAAAAGCCTGTATGCATGTCCTTGCCTAGCTCTGATACCCTGTTGTCTAACAAAGTAATCCTTGTTTGTAGCCCAGCCTGGTCTTCCTTTAGTTGCTCATATTTAGACAGTAGTATGCTTATAGCTTGTTTGTTATCACTGGACATGGCAATTAAACCTTCAATCTCTTTATTAAGTAGCTTTTGATCCTCTACTGCTACCTTGATTGACTTGTCAATCTTTGACCTTTCCCCTTTATACAGCGAGTAAATAAGGCGAGAAGCAAAGCTTGCAAGCACAACAACAGCAGCGGCACCAAACAGGCTACCACCTTTCAGTATATCAACAAGTAAATTCTCCACAAAACCCCCTATAAATTCCCTTCAGATACCCATGTACCAGGCACACCAGTAACTGTACAGACCCAAGATTTAGGTTGGCCAACTGTAGGTGCCGAGTTAATAACTCTGTCACCACGCTCCCATAGTAAAGTGGAAGGAGATGCACTATTATAAGCTACAGTATTAATGGTGGACGGTCTCACTTCACCTTTATACACCCGCAACCTGCTTACTTTAACATTTTGGGTATTGTTGAGGGATATAGAAAAAGTCCCCGCCCTTGGGCTGTCTACACCAGAATTGTAATAAGTGGGTACGTATATGTGGTGCAAACCACGAGTTAAGCGCTCAAGTACTTCATTACCACCTGCATAGAACCCTAATGTAGTGATCGTTTCAGACAGGTTTTCAACAACAAAGTGGATGGTGTATAACCCTGTTGGTTGCCCTGTTAACACTGTCCCGTGTATTTCAGTATGCTGGCCATTGTAAGAGGCGCTAGAACCACCATAAGTACGGCTTGGTGCTGCAAAGAAGTCAGTACCTGTGGTAGCAGTCGCATTAGATAGTACAGTAGACCAAGCACCACCACCTACTTGCAAGCTATTAACAATATCAGAAACCCTTAATGTAGCTGCATGCCCTATGTAATCCCTGTTTACTGTAATAGTTTTTGATACAGCTAGTGTTTCCCCTTGATATACCGGTGCTGTACTTTCAGTCGAGTTATCAACAATAAAGCTGTGCGTTTGTCCCCTTATCTGGCCAAGTGTAGCACTAGAGCCTGAGTTAAATAGGAAACCTTTGTCCCAGCCAGCAGCAGATGCTATATTGTCTTTAAAGCGGAATATAATAGGGAAGCAGTTGAAGATGACAACGGGCTGATCACCAGAAAATAAGGCGCTGTTCTCTATGCGGGTAATATTACCTACACCAACATTCACACTGGGGTTAATCACCACACACACAGCATCAGCTTCACCACCAAGGCGGCAGTTAGTCATTGTAAGTTCTGCGGTATTATTGACCCAGACACACCCACCATTACCTGAGTAAACTGGTACACCAAACATGTCATCTAAGTAGACGACACCACCTTCCCCTGTTGTACCGTCACCATTACGTATGAATGTTTGAGCAGACGTCACCCAGCAGGATTTAAGGGTTAAATTCCCACCCTTAAGGTCTATACCAATAAATGAACTGTTAGTTGTATAGCTGTAAAATTTACAATTTAGTACTCTATACGTAGTAGACGCGCTATTGGCAGAACTCCCTATATGGGCGACTGTTTGGTCTTGGAATTCGCAATTCTCAATAGTCACTGTAGATGTGTCAACATTACCTGTATCAAACTGGAAGCACTTAGCCCCCCCTGTGAATATTAAGTTATCAAACCTGTTTTGGTAAGTACTGCTTACAGTGAATACTGTTACACCTGCATCAGGCTTAAAAGCAGCACGCTCACCTGTTAATGTATGCCCACCATAGATAGTTACAGTTGCTGTAGTACGGTATACGCCAGCAGGGAAGAAGACGTAGTTTACGCTAAACTGGCCTGTCGAGCCTGTGTTAGCAAAGCCAGGGTTACAAGCATTGCAAGCAGCTTGTATAGCTACTGTGTCATCAGTACTGCCGTCAGCCTTAGCACCAAACATTTGTGGTGTAAACATGTCTGTTATAATACGTACAAACCTACCAGCCATAGTATTAGGGGTAATGTACTTACCATTGTCTGCTGTAGCAGCACTAGCACTGTTATAATAGAAAGTACCAGCCCCTGCATCCCCTTTAGCATAGTAGCCACCACAGTACACGTAAGCACCATTCACAAGGCCAGTCAAGGCCTTCATGTCTGCGACTGTATCAACAGCAACAGGGGCATTCTTCCAAGTCATTGCAGTGCCATCGGTAGTCAACACCCTACCACCATTGCCAGTCTGGTTAGGTACAGCTGTACTTAAGCCTACAGCACTTGCCACATCAACCCACCTAGCAGCATCACTATTAGCAATAGGTGCAGGCAGGTTTATAATGCGGTAGCTGTTCATGTCAAGGTTAGCACCCATAGCATTAGGGCTAGTACCGTCCCTTGACAAGGTGTTCTCTAAAGCAGTTTCAATAGCAGTATAGTTGGCATTTCTTTGTGTTGTGGTTTGAAAGCCACTAGATTCGTCTGTAAGAGTAAGTTTGGCCATTACCATACCTGTTAGTGGTAGCAGAATAAAAGGCAGCCCTACTGGGAGGGACAGTAAGGCTGTAGGCAGTAACAGCAGGGCGCTGTTACAAGGCAGTAGCTGAGCTACTACAGGCATTCTTATTTTTATTAGCCATGCCAAGCATACTAGCACAAAATAAAGCTGCTGTAAAGCTACATTTGAGCAGCAACTGGCCTGCCACACCTAGGCAGCATACCTTGGGCTACAGGCTAACCAGCCAAGGCACACCCAGCATGCTTACCTTGGGCAGCAGGCAAGGCCCTGTTTTTCCTCAGGAAAAATTTGCTGGCGAGATTTTCGAGGTGCAGTGCACCCAAGCAAGCACCCCCCTCGCCCCCCTGCTGGCCCCCTGCCTAAAAGCAATAGAATTGCTTGGCCTTGCTGGCAAATGCTTTGCAATTGCTAGCATTTAATTGCTGGCATGCTTATTGCCTAGCCTGCCATGTGCAAGCAATGCAGCAAGCAGGGCCGCTGCTATGCATGCAGTAAGCAGGCAGGGGTAAGGTTGGCATGCAACCAAGGCACGATACCTTGCCTGCTCTACATCTGCTATGCTGCTTTGCCTGCTTGGTGGTGGTGCAGGCCTGCTTAGTTGCTAGTAATAGCGTTAGCTATTACCGCAGCGCAGATTAGGTCAAGGTCTTTTTGCGAGGCTAGGCCATGCTTAAAGGCTAGCCTTGCTTGTATCAAGGCTTGCGCCTCTAACACCTCCTCACGGGAGGCATGTAAGTGCGTGTTGTTTACTGCTTGTCTTATTAGTCGTAGCATGCGTGCCTCACCCATGCTCCTAGTGTTAAGATAATCTCGACTGCCGTCGAGACCATTAATATGTCTGTGCTATCTATCATATTAGCCCCTGTGTTGTTATGTCTAATTTAATTACAGTGGCATTACGACCAAATAGCAAGGGCGTTTTTGTAAGGCTTACATTTTGTTACACTTGTTTACTTTTCTTTACAATTATATGCTTGCGTGATTGGTTGGTTAGATACTATAGTTAAGTCGTGGAGAGAGCAATGATAATCAAACAAAGGGGCAAGGACATGAACACGATTTTTGTATCAAATGTATCAGTAGAAGAATTGGTCAGGCTGACCGAAATGGCGGTAGACGTATACCGCCCAAATGTCAACCAGACGACAGTCTGGCTTACGTTTGGCGACGGGGACCAAGGATGGTACCAGTCTTAATCCCCTTTAATTCAGGGCTTGTGAGCCGCCATCATTGGCGGCTATTTTAATTATCTGAATTGCGGTTAAGCCTTTATTTTTGCAATCGCTCCATAATTCTTGTAATGATGCTAAACCGTTTTTATTTTTTGCACAAATCATTATCAATTTTTTATCTATTGTGGATCGTGCAATTTTCAAAGGTATATCTTGCTCTTTGAGACAACTAATAAAGAAAGGAATATTGTCTTTCCAATCCTTTTGTTTTGCTTCAGATTTAATGTTTTTAGGTAGCGTCTCCGTATTCTCCAAGAGACCAATTATAGCTTCAAGGTTTATGGAACAGTTTTTTGGCGAAGGTTTCCGCATATTCACGCAAGTTTGCCGGCCATCTAGACTTGCCTGACGTGAGGTATTGTCTGGGGTAATGGAATAGGTTCTGTCGCATTAATGGCAGCAGCAGAGGTATAGGTTAAACTGTCTACCTTAAACACAAGAGGTACGATATGGGTGATATAAAAAGAATGAGATTTCCTATCGATATAATCTTGGTATGCATTCGTTGGTATGCAGCGTACCCATTGAGCTATCGTCACCTTGAACAAATGATGGAAGAGCGAGGTGTGTTTGTCGATCACTCACCAATCAATCGCTGGGCGATAAGATTTTTGCCGCAGATAGAAAAAGTGTTTCGTCGTCACAAGCAACCTGTCGGTGTAAGCTGGAGGATGGATGAGACTTACATCAAAGTTAAAGGCTCTTGGAAATACCTTTACCGTGCGGTTGATAAGTCTGGTAAGACAATCGACTTTCTATTAACGGCAAAGCGAGATAAGGCCGCTGCTCTACGGTTTTTTAATAAAGCCATAGGAGCTAACGGCATACCTGAAAAAATTACGATGGATAAGAGTTTATGACAAACAAAATACAACTAATGCTAATGACTGCATGGTGCAACAGCCATGGCAAGGATTTTGAAAGTGGTGGATTAGAGTGGATTGCCTTGTATGCTAGCGCTTTTAGATCAATTATTAATAGGGGTAAGTTATGAAGTTAGTAGACATACACATTAAAAGTAATGCCCCACTCATCTTTGACCTAGAGGCCAACGGCCTACTTGAGCAGGCTACGCTTATGCACACCTGTGCGTACGCCTATGGCACGCATGCTACGCCTAGGGCAACAAGCCCTAGTACCTTTGCTGCATTGCTAATGCAAGCTGGCAGTATTGCAGGGCACAACATAATACGCTATGACCTACCTTTACTACATAAACTGGGCTATATACCTGCGTACTATATTAAGGCTGATGTGCTGTATTGGCCTGATGGCAGTACTTGCCGTGTCTTGGACACTTTGTTACTCAGCCAGTTAACACAAGGCCACCCTTATGACCGCTTTAGCCACGGCCTTGAGGCTTGGGGGCAACGCCTTGGGCTACAGAAATTAGCAGTGAGTGACTGGCACGGTAGTGGGCAAGCAGTTTATGACGCACGTTGTATACAAGACGTTGTTATAACTCAAGCACTGTGGGGTTATCTATCCGGGCAAGCCTCGGGTTGCACCTCATACAGGGCAGAGGTCACTAAAGTGTTAGGCAAGGGCTACTTAATAGAGTGCCAGTTTGCTGACATTATAACTAAGCAAGTAGCTAATGGTATTACCTTTGACATACCGTTGGCTGCCTCTACCTGTGCAGCTATTACAGCACGTATGCAGGTTATAGCAGACAGTGTTATACACTTACTGCCTACCACTACACCTACCAAAGGTGAGTATGACAAGGCGCGTATACCAGTTAAACGCTTTAACCCTGACGGTGCTATTAATGGGCAATTTAATAACTGGCTAAAGCATAGGGGTTTGGATTTAAACAGTACCAACACAGCTATACTTGACAGCACAGGGGTGCAAGTAGCGGACCTTGCTATAGCTACGCATATTGCAATCAATAAGCAACTTACGCTAGACAATGACGCTGGGGTTAAAGACTGCTTAATCACTAAAGGTTGGGAACCTGAATATTGGAACTATAAAAAAGACAGTAACGGTGACACTGTCAAAGGCCTTGACGGCACTAAGGTACAAGCAGCCCCCAAGATCAGGCAAGGCACGACAATATGCACAAGCTTGCAAGGGCTTATGCTTAATGACCCTGACTTAGGCCTAGTAGTAAAGGCTTACTTGGCTTATGGTGTGTATGCACACCGTTTAAGCAGCCTGCAAGGTATGCTTAAGCAGCCCAGGCTTAAGGTTGATGGTAAGCTAGGGGCAGACATGCAAACGGTAGGAGCAGCTACTGGGCGTGTTACACACAGTGTTGTTGCTAACATACCTAAAAGTCTTAATGACTTTGATACAGCCTTACTGTGCGGTGCTAATAACGTAATGCGTGCTTGCTTTAAAGCCCCTGACGGCTATGTAATGGTAGGTTATGACGCTGCTGCATTGGAAGCCCGTGTTGAAGCACATAGAGTACACCCCTATACTGGCGGCTTAAGTTACGGTGCTACACTGTTAGGTGTTAAGCCTAATGACATACACAGCCTTAATGCTGCACACTTAGGGGTTGTGCGTGATGCTGCTAAAGCTATTAAGTATGCATTGGGGTATGGAGCTGGTATTGGTAAAGTACAAGCGCTGCTACGGTGTGACAACGTTAGGGCTGCCGAAGTGTTTGAGCAGTATTGGGTTAAGGCTGCATGTGTTAAAGACTTGCAAGCAGACTTGATTAAAGAATGGCGGCTTAATAAGCAGCAATACATTACCTGCATTGATGGTAGCAGGCTATACTTAGGCAGTAAGCATTTGCTGCTTAACTATGACTTTCAGTCCACTGGTACTAAGCTTATGAAGCTTACCACTGTACTACTAGACAACCAATTGCGTAAGCAGGGGTTGTATACTGACAACCGGGTTATGAAGCTTATAGATTACCACGATGAGGCTCAACTAGCTGTTAAGGCTGATGTGCCTGGCTTAGCAGACCATGTTGGTAAGTTAGCAGTTGCTTGTGTTGTACAAGCAGGTGTTATGTACAACCTGAATGTACCTTTGGATGGTGAGTACTTAGTAGGTAAAACTTGGGCCGATACCCACTAACCAGTGGGTTGGCCTGCTACCAAACACTGTCAGGCAGTGTTACTTTAGCTATCATAGCAGTTGCATCAAGGTTAGCCCAAGTTACACCCCTACTTATGGCATGTACGGTATTGTAAGTGACCTTAAAATGCCTGGCTATAGCTGTCTTCCGGCGTCCCATACTGAGCATTACTTTTATACTCAGAGCCTGTGATTCTGTCAGCGTCTTATGTTTACGGTTAAAACTGGCAGGGCTTAAGTAAGGCTTATCTGTAAGCATCCCATCTGCTACTTTGTCAGACATAATCACCCCCACTAAATATCTTATTAACAGGCACCAGCCTGTGCACAAATCTTACTAACCCTTTCCCATTACGCCAAAGTGCTACACATTTATAGCCAGTACTTGTCCGCCATGGTATTACACGCTTGCCTGTTGCTATGTGCTTTATATTACCTTGCAAGTCAATAACATAATCTTCGAACCCTTGTATCTTTGATACCAAGTTGTCTGTGCCGTAGCCTTTAAATAGCCCCTTTTCCATATTAGCCTCTTATGTTGGTTTGTTATCTTTATGCAGGTATTAGTTAGCAGTATACAACTTAAAAACAGTAGTTTTTAGTTGGTTAATACAAGACATCTAATACATATACATTAAGTCAGTATGGCAGGTATTGGTAAGACTTATTGGCCTTACCTCACTTTGTGAGAGCCTATATCATGACCATCTAGCCTTACCTTGCCTTACCTTGCCTGCTTATCTATCATGTTATACATCTAAGCCTGCCTATGTTTGTTTGCCACTTAGTGGCCCGGCCTTAACAACCTTTGTTACTTTGTAAGTAGCGCTGCTACCCTGCAAAGCTTCTTAAGGGCCTAAACAAACCCTGCCTAGTGAACCTTTATAACAAAAGCTCCACTGCAAGCTGTCTTGTAGGCTTTTCCACCTTGATGGTGTCAAAGCATGCAAGAGCATGCCCCTTTCCGTTGGTTTTCCCCAAAAACAGCTACGCCATGGCAGAAATATAGCACGTGTCTAGAGGGGAGTCAACCCTTGAGCCAGTTTTAGCAAACTATATTTGCGACCGCTTAGTCACGACGGTAGTTGTTAACTACTTGCACATTACAATCCGTAACAATTACCTGCTTGCAAGCTTGGCAGGCTACACTATAATTGAAAGTGTAGGCAGGGTAATTAAACAACTTAAGAGGTAAACGAAGTGCTAATAGTAACAGATAGATTTGATGCAAACATGCTCACAGAATCCTGTGAAGTGGAATTCAAGGCCATTGACTTAGCTACAGCTAAGCAGCTGCTTAAGGTAATACCTTACTACGTAGAGTGGCAGGACGAAAGGAAAGGTCTACGCCTACTCCTACATCTAGTCCTAGCATTGGGTATAACAGTCGGAGGTGATTACTTAGAAAATCCCCCACAGTTACACTACGACACCACAGTAATGGTTGTGATGGGTGATTATGAAAAAGATGTGATGGTGCACCATAGAATATGGCTAATAACCCCAATCAAATTTACATAGGCACCCATATGCACGTATTAAAATTCCGAGACGCCGTAGTCCACAAAGTAAACCGCATTACTGATCAGTGGCTAAACAGCCATGCCGCTGACAATGCCAGCTTTGACGTTGACAGTAATCCAATGGATTACTTAGACATGCTTACAATCGAACTAGACAAAGAATTTCAACCCTAACCATAAGGACATGCAAATGAAGACAGCAGAGCCGCAATACCTTGCTTTACTAGCCAAGCTAGTAAAGCAGGCTAAGGCTAACAAGCCCACACAGGAACGGACAGGCACAGGCATGTGGTGCCGTTTTGGTGACACTATAAAGTTTGACACAACTAACCAGCAGGGGCAGCGTACAGTGCCTATGTTTAGCAGTAAGCACATGTCTTTTGAATTCATTGCAGCTGAGTTACTTTGGTTCCTGTCAGGTAGTACTAACGTTAATGACCTACCACCCAAATGGCAGCACCTGTGGCAGCCATGGGCAGGGGCTGACGGTGCACTAGGCCCAACATACGGCTACCAGTTTAGGTCAGGTACAGACGCATTTATGACACTGTTACGCGGGTTATTAACTAACCCTGAATCACGCAGACATGTGTTAACGCTGTGGGCTAACGCTGACGTGAGTCAGTGTAAGCTCCCGCCTTGCCATGGCACTGTTATACAGTTCCACGTAGACAATGGCACACTGCATATGCTAACGCACCAACGGAGCGCTGACATATTTCTTGGTGTGCCTTACAACCTATGCAGCTATACATTACTACTGCACATAGTAGCCAATGCTTTAGGGTTAAATTCGGGTAAGGTTATCTATCATTTCGGTAACCTACACTTGTATGCTAACCACCTTGATGCAGCTAAGGAGCAGCTAAGCATGGTGACAGCTTGGTCAAGCTACGCAGCAAGGCCTACGTACAAAGTAGCAATGCCGCCCGTACTTGACATGCAGCAAATAAGGTTCGAACATTTTGACTTAGATAACCACAGGTTAGATGCTACACTTTTTAACTTGACAGCGTACAGTGCAGGTACTAAGATTCCTGCACCAGTCGCAATATAGGTGATTAGTATGTATAACGTTTTAATGTGTTTATCTTTTTTGATGATGGGTGTGTGGTTGTTGTTTTTAGTAGCAGCAGGGGCTGGGGCGGCTGATGAGGCTTTTGCAGGCATTATCACTGTCACTTACCTTTTGATTGTTTGTTTTTTCATTTATATTATCAGGAGATCTTAGTATGTTAGTTATAGACGCATTGGCAAGTAATGGTTTAGGCTTTAAAGCAGGCGGGGTTTGGTATAACGTACCAAAAGGCACCTTTATACCGCCTAAAGGTTCAACAGTTGAGGGGCAAATAACGCAAGGCATGGCCAAGAATGGAGCAGCAAGGTATGAAGTAACAGGCCTGCATGCAGTAGGTTATGCGCAGCAGCCTGTACAGCAAGTATATGCACCAGCAGTGCAACAACAAGCTTATGCTGCACCTGCAACACCTGCTGCACCACCTGCACCTGCTTACAAGCCTAGCAGCTATAACAGCGGGCGTGGTGACCATGACACAACGGCAGAGCAGAAGTTGAGATACAATGCCTTAACATTAGCTGTAGCATTCGATAAAGGCGGTAGTGTTGACAGTATGATATCAGTGGCAGGGCAGTTGTATGACGTAATTAAAGACGGCTTTATACCTGCAACTGTACCTATACAGCAAGCAGCAGTACAGCAAGTTATTGCAAAGCCTAAGCCTGCTGTGCAAGCGGCGGCATACAGCGCTTACCAACAGCCTAGCTTTGAGTCTGATGACCTACCGTTCGAGCAATAGCATTAATGGCAGTGCTGCTACAGGGCACTGCCTGCCATTTTAATTATTAATAGGGGTAACTTATGAAGGAGTATGAAATGATCCCAGAAGGAAATGTGTTTAGGATCAAAGCCTTGAAAGATTTCGGTGAAATTAAAGCAGGGGAAATTGGTGGTCTTATTGAGCAAGAAGAGAACCTGTCCCAAGATGGAAATGCTTGGGTGTCTGGTGTAAGTATAAACCGATGATTATGTTAGCAGCGAGGTAAAAGTATGAAAATATTATTAGTAGATATTGAAACCGCACCTAATATTGCGCATGTGTGGGGTTTGTGGCAACAGAATGTAGGGCTTGCACAGCTTATTAATAGCGGTTATATATTGTGCTGGTCAGCTAAATGGCTTGGCAGCAAGCAGGTTGAGTACATGGACAATAACAGCAGTCAACACGCTCTAATGATAAAGCGTATACATACGCTATTGTCTGACGCAGATGCAGTGGTGCACTACAATGGCAAAAAGTTTGACATTCCGACTCTGAACAAGGAATTCTTGCAGCTAGGTCTACCGCCAGCAAAGCCTTTTAAACAGATAGATTTGTACCAAACAGTGAAGCGTAACTTCAGGCTACCCAGTAACAAGCTTGAGTACGTTGCACGCATGCTAGGGCTTAAAGGCAAAGTTAAGCACACAGGGCATGATTTGTGGGTGCGTTGCATGGCAGGTGATAAAACTGCATGGCGTATGATGCAGCGCTATAACAAGCAGGACACACAGCTGCTTGAGCAGGTATACAACAAGCTACTGCCTTGGTTGCAGGGTGTAAACCTGTCAACACTAAGCAATTCAATGTGCTGTCCAACTTGTGGTACACAAAATTACAAAGAGAAGGGGTTTTATTACACAGAAGCACGTAAATATACCTTGTATAACTGTAACAAGTGCTACACTTGGTTTAGACACAGACAATCAGAGCGTTTAAATCAAAGCAGGCACACGAGGGTACAATTATGACAGGAATAAATAAGGCGAACATCACAACCCTAACAAAAGTTAGGGGTAGCCCTATACCTAACGTTGGTGTGGAGATCTTATACAGGGACACTAACAAAACAAGTAACACTTTAGTAATTGACGGGCACGTTGAGGTAACGTACGATACCTACCTGCTGGAGGGGATGCCGTACTTTGAGGCAGCAGTTGTTGACGCCACCGACAGGCAGCATGTTTACGCAAGGCTGCCACTTACAGGTATCAGGCTTATTAGATTTTTATACAAGAGAGAGGGGTAGTTATGCAGATGTTTGAATTTATAGAAGCAAGTAACCAGCTACAGGCTGTAGGAACTAAATACGACACTGGCAAAATCCGTTACAGCTTACTGCCTGACGGGTCTTTAGAGGCAATCGTGCGAGTGTTAGAGTTCGGCGCTAATAAATACTCACCCAATAATTGGCAATTAGTGGACAATGCAGAGGACAGGTATTACGATGCGCTTATGAGGCACTTGGCGTGGTACAGGTCAGGGGAGTCTTTTGACAGAGATTCAGGATTGCCACACCTTGCGCATGTAATGTGTAATGCGGCATTTCTGCTGTGGTTTGAGCAGCAACGCTGCAAGGGGACAGAATGAACAGACAAAGCAGGCTACCGTGCCCTAAGTGCGGTAGCAGTGATGCAGTGACTGTCTATGGTGAGGATAAAGGGGCTTACTGTTTTAGTTGTAAGCAAAGTGTTAAAGTAGGCACTAACTACGAGGGTAAAAAAGTGTCCAGTAATAATTATGACGGGTTAACCGTTGATATCATACAAGCAGCGCCATTCGCTGACCTGAAGCACAGGGCTATACCTGCACATATAGCAAAACAGTTTAGTGTAAAGCAACTTTGCAACCCACGCACAGGGGTTGTAGACCAGGTTGCCTACCCATTCTTTAGTGAGAATGGGGCACTGCGAGGTTACAAGGTTAAGCATATTAATGACAAAGACCGTACATATGTAGTCGGTAAGCTTGACACAGGTTTTGGTAACGACCAATTGAAGCGCGGCAAGTTCGTTATCGTCACCGAAGGTGAGGAAGATTGTCTTGCAGCTAAGTATATGCTGGAACAGTGCGGTAAAGATTACAACGTCGTGTCTATAGCAGACGGTGCAAGCACAGGCGGTGTTAGCAAGAACACGTCAGCGCTAATGCAATTGCTGGCAAAGCAGTATGCAGTAATCTGCCTTTGCTTTGACATGGACTTAGTTGGGCGATCTTATGCTAATGCAGTTGCAAAACGTTACAGCCCTATTGCTGAATTGCGCATAATGTCATGGGACAACATCAAAGGTAACAACAAGGACGCTAACGACCTACTGAAGCAAGGCAAGCACCAAGTGTTTTTTGATGCTGTTAACAAAGCCAAAAAGTACCAGCTAGACAGCGCACTATACAGTGACGACATTGCAGGCTGCTATGAGCCAATTAAAGAAGGTGTTAAAGTGCCTAGTTTCCCGTGCCTTAACAGTATTACAAAGGGCTTTAGAGGCGGTGAGATTGTAATTATAACTGCACTACCTGGTGGCGGTAAAACAACTTTTATGCGCCAGATCGAGTACGACTTCCTTATGCAAGACAAGAAGATTGGCTTTATACACCTGGAAGAAACAGTTACCAAGACTAAGCAAGGTATGCTAGCCCTTGCAGGTAAAATGCCTTTGTGGGCTTGGCGTCAAAACCCACCTGCCAGGGGGACAATACCTGCTGTTGATGAAATGGAGCGCAAACTAAAGGAAGGCGGTAGCTTGTTTATACCTGAAGACACCAAGTTCACATTGGAAGGTATTAAAGATACGTTACGCTACTTAGTAGATGTTGAGAAATGTGACGCCATCGTACTTGACCCTATAAGTTACCTGGTAAATGATAACGGCAAGGATGAAGGTGAAAGACAGTTCATTGACGACTTTATGTCCAGCCTCAGAGAGTTTAAAAGCGGCAGTTGCACTATATTCGTTGTAGTGCACATGAAAAAACGTGACATGGTGCCACCAAGATGGCAGAAGAAGAAAGAGGATGATGAGCCACCACCACCTTTCTTTGAGCCGATAGCTCAGTCAGATTTGCGGGGCAGTGCTGCTTATGCTATGGTGTCGCACATTATTATCGCCCTAAGCCCACTGATTACACCAGGGCAGCAAACCAGTAATAGGGTGACACGTATAAGTGTAATTAAGAATAGAGAGGTGGGCCTGGAAGGCACAGCTGACCATATAACTGTATGCCCTAACACAGGCCACATGGTATTAACAACCGACCCAACTTGAGGTATTTATTGATATGTACTATGACCGAGATGCACGCTTGAGCGGATACTCGAACGGCTTACACAGGAGGCGCAAGAATAATGTATATACACATCGACTCTGACAGCATGCTTTACAAAGCAGCAGGGTCACTACAACAAACGCTTTACGCTGCGCCTGATGGCAGCACTTATGACAGCCTACCTGACCTACTAGCAGCTGGGCACACTGAGCACAACAGACAAATTGTGCTCAAGGAGCCTGCACAACAAGCCTTAGATTCTGCTGTATTCATTGTTTGTCGTTACTTAGGAAACATCTACAAGGATGTATCCGAGCTATGGCCAAACCGTGACTATGTAACGAAAATTTACTTGTCTAGCAGCACAAACTTTAGGTTAGGCATATGCCCGCAATACAAAGCTAACAGGACGCAGCCTAAGCCTTTACTACTTAAAGACCTAAAGCAGTGGTTTTTACACCGTTACGCACCTATCACAATGGGAGGGTATGAGGCGGATGACGTGTGCAGTAGTGCGCATGTCACCTGTCAGCGTGCAGGCGTTGACTCTGTACTTGTGCATATTGATAAAGACCTTGATACAGTAGTTGGCACGCACTACAACCCTGACAAGAAACTTGCCTATACAGTTACGCCAGCCCAAGCTTTGCTTAACTACTACAGGCAGGTATTAATGGGTGACGCCACTGATAATGTAATTGGTATTAAAGGGGTAGGCCCTGCAAAGACAGCAAAGGCATTGCCTTTAGATCTCGCTGATACGCATTGTAACAAAAAGCTACAAAAGTACCTGGACAGCACAGTCAAAGAATACTATATTTCTTCAGGTAGGTTAGCAGACTTTGCTAAAAACAAGCAGTTACTTAAAATGATCACAGACCTAGAGGTTCCATTATGACAAAACACTATTTAAAAGCACTAAAGTGCAGGATGCACGGGCAAGCAATGGTATGCGAGCTAGCAGGTTGGCTAACAGGCAAAGACTTGTATAGCTTAGACTGCTATGACCTATCCCAGATGCTGTGGGATATCTTTGTACCTTCTCAAGATGACACCGAGCTACTTAAGCTTAAGCAGATATTGCTAGTCAAGTGCGAGAAGTCGGCAATATGGGATAAAGAACTTTGCATGGCTATGCTGGCTATAATTTGCTCTAAACATAACTTTACAATAGAGGCAGTTTAACGTGATTGACTTATTTACTGACACTAACAATCGTGCCTACGTGCACACGCCAGAGCTTGCTCAAGCTCTGGTATTTGAAAAGCAACAGCTTGACTTCAATTGGCGTGCAGACGAAATGCTTGTTGAGCAAGATAAGCACACTATACTGACTGACACTACGCCAGCGGAAAAGCATGCACTGCTTACAATACTTAAGACATTTACACACTACGAAGTGCGTGCAGGTGGGGATTACTGGCTAGGTAGGGTGCTAAACACATTTGCACCACTTGAGATAAAACGCATGGCAACTATGTTTGGCTTTATGGAAACATGTGTGCACGCACCGTTCTATGACACTGTTAATAAAGTAATGTTTGTTAATGATGCTGCATTCTATAACGAGTATCTGAAAGACCCTGTACTAGCAGAGCATATGGCTTTTGTCGATGAAGCAGCGACAGGTAATGACTTACTCCTCAGTTTAGCGACTTTCAGCATGATTGAAGGTGCTGCTCTATATAGCGCTTTTGCTGTACTTAAAGCTTTTAGGTCGAATGGGTATAATAAGATGCCAGCTATTGCTAACGGAGTCAATTTCAGTGAGCGAGATGAGGCGCTGCACAGTGCAGGTGGCGCATGGTTATACCACGTTACCCGTAAGTACGGTAAGCAAGCACAAGGCAGTAACTGGCTTGACGATAGACTGTACCCTGCTGTGCGTAAGCTTGTAGCCCACGAAGATCACATTATTAATTTAGTATTTGAGCACGGTGAATTCTGTGGTGTTAACAAGATCGACATGCAAACCTGGGCGAGGGAACGTGTTAACCACTGCTTAAAACAGTTGCACCTGCCACGCATGTATGATATAAATCGGAGCCAGATTAGCGGCTGGTTTGAGCAGTCTACACAAGGCTTAACATTAGTTGACCAATTTGACACAATAGCTAAATACCAAAAAGGCTATCCTTTAGCAGGTTTTAATTTTTACGACTTAGTGAGGAATTAACAGTGAGTAAGTACGACATATATTCAGAGCGTCGCAAGGCGGCACAAGCACGTAAAACAGTTCCTATGTGGATGACAACAGCAGGGTATCAGTTGCTATACAACAAGAGTTACCTAGAGACAGACGAGACGCCTAAAGACAGGTTCCAGGCTGTCGCGGCTGTATTGTCACAGCCTAAGTACAGCATTTTACCTATCACACAAGAGCGGGTATTCGACCTACTTTGGAATGGTTGGCTGTCATTGCCAACACCTGCACTTACCAGCATAGGTAAGGCCAACAAAGGCATGCCTGTTAGTTGCACAGGCAACTATGTACAAGACAGTGTTAGCGGATTTTTCAGTGCAGCAAAAGAAATAGCCCAGCTAACTAAAGAAGGGTTCGGCACCAGTTCGGACCTGTCTGACATCAGACCACGAGGGACACCAGTTTCTAACGGCCTAAAAGCAGCAGGCGTAGTGCCTGTTGTAGAACTTATAAACAAGACCACTAGCATGGTAAGTCAAGGTAAAAACCGAGCAGGTGCATGGGCAGGCTATTTAACATTTGAGCACGGTGACTTCTATGAATACTGCCAGCACATTACACACAACCCTAAAGAAAATGCAGGCTTTATCTTAACAGATAAATTCATGCGAACCGTTCGCAACAACGATGCAGATGCTATGCGTCGCTTGCAGACGTGGCTGAAGCTAAGAGCAGAAACAGGCACAGGCTATTTGATAAAGCGTGACTTGATTGAGCGTCGTTGGGCAGCACAGGGGCGGCCAGCGAATTTCAGGGCAAGTAATCTTTGCTGTGAAATCCATTTGCCATCAGCGCCTGATTTGTCATTTACATGTGTACTATCCAGCCTGAATCTAGCCAATTATGACGAGTGGTGTAATCACCCAACAGCACTAACAGACTCCTTTATTGTGCTAAACGCAATAAACGAGCTGTTCGTTGACCTTGCCACACAGAAAGGCTGGGGTAAGGACATTGAACTATCTAGAACCCTCAAGTTTGCCAAGGAATACCGTGCATTAGGCATGGGTGTTATGGGTTACCACACTTACTTGCAAAGCAAAAGTATACCATTCCATGCACAAGATACGGTGAATAGAGGCATCTTTCACCGCATACAGCAGGCAGGTATTAGTGTTAGCCGTGCACTTGCACAACATACCGGTAAGGTTGCATTCGGTGACCAGTACAACTGGGCATTGTGCGCTGTAGCACCGACACTAAGTACCAGTTTGATCATGGGCGGTGTGTCAGGCGGTATTGAACCTGTCTTCAGTAACGTTTACAGTCAGGAAATGGCAGGAGGTATTGTGTCACGCGTTAACCCTGTACTCCTAGACGCAATGAAAGAAAAGGGTATAAACAGCAAAGGCCTGATTGAAGATATTAATGCAAATAACGGCAGTGTACAGCACTTAGAGCAGTTTACTGACCACGAAAAGCAAGTCTTCAAAACTGGCTACGAGATTGATCAGATGCAGATTGTTAGGCATGCAGGTGTCAGGCAGCAGTATTTAGACCAAGGGCAGTCACTAAACCTGTACAATTGTGGTGACCAAGGTTACTTGTCTAAAGTTCACAGCTATGCTATAAATAATGACAATGTACTTGGTCTGTACTATCTAAGGCCAGCAGAGAAGCCTATGCCTACACCTGTATGCGATGCTTGTGACGGTTAATTTAATTAGTGGAGGTTAGTAGCATGAGTACGGTGCCAGCTCGGGTTTGGATTGAAGGGAATAAAAGTAAGGCTTTGGTTAAAGGAAAGAGGTATTTAGTAAAAAGAATAGATAGCTCAAAAAGTATAGAGGACTATGTAGAACGGCCATCTAAAATGGCGGATGGCACACTAGAGTTTGACACAGAAGGGGCATACGACATTGGCTACGAGAGTGCAGTGGCATTTATGGAGATAGAAGAGGACTAGGAGTTTTAATATGACCACTATAGTTTTTAACCGACAAAGGGCAGAATTGTGCTGTGACTTGCAATTTACTATAGCCAACAACAAGTATACAGCTGCATCTAAGATATTAACTACAGCTAATTTTGCAATGGGTTTGTCGGGTGATGTAGCAGACTGTCATCTTTTCTTTGATGATTTTAGTAAACTCGTAACAGATCCGTCAGCACAGTTCTACTGCCTAACAACCGACCAAAGCTATGATATGCAGGCAATAATGGTGTTGCGTGGTAGCTTACGTACATTTTGCGCAGTAAGCAGTGCTAGCTTTGGAGGTAAACACAGAACTCTGTTTGTAGAGGTGACCGACCCTTATGTAGCAATAGGTAGTGGCGGTGATATGGCTTTGATGCTACTTTACGACAGGAATGGTAGAGGTGACACATACAACGTTATTGAGCAAGTGTCTCACATGGACGCTTACACAGGCAGTGCCACCAAAACATTTAACTGCGAAAAGTGGGAGTTTTACAACCATGTCTAACGGGACTATACTAGCCCTCGACCACAGCCTGTGTAATACAGGCTTTGCTGTACACGGAAAATGCATAGGCAGTGCAGTGTCTGAAGTTGTTGCTGTTGGCCTGGTCCAGCGCAAGCAGGACAAAACCTGCAAGCATGCTGTGTTTGCTGACATCCTAACCACAGGTCACTACCTATTATACAAGTACTACCCGCAGCAGGTAGTACTTGAAAGCCCTAATGTATGCAAGTCTGAGGGTGCAGCAGCAAGTAAATTCAGTGTCTACATGCTGGCCGCTTTCTTTGCTGCAAACAAAGTGCCTGTGCATTATGTAAGTGCTAAGCAGGTAAAAGCAGCAGCAGGTTTGCCACTTAAAGCGAGTAAAGCAGAGATGATTGCAGTCATGCACAAAAAGTACGGAGATCGCTTGCAATGGTTTAGACACAATGGTAAAGTCACCATCTCAAAGAATGAACACATAGCTGACGCACTTGGTGCGCTTGAAGCTTATTTAGGGGGTCAAGGTGTTAACACTTAAGGTTTGTCTAGTTCTTACAGCTATTGAGCACTACTACAGTGCTGCATCCCCATACGACCCGGATGAAGACGAATTCTACCTACTACGCACAACGACAGAAGCGTTCCTAGACGCTCAGGGCTTAGGCACAGGTGATACTTGTAGTCTTGAGTGGCTTTGCAACCATGCACAGCTTGTAGAGCGCTACAGGCACAGTGTTGAAGGCTGGAACCCACTGGTTACAAGATTTATGCTTACAGAGCATGCCTGCGTCAGGCTAGATGCAGCCATAAGGGAGCGAAGCTATGAGAACATAATAGCTGACTACCTTATATTTGCTTATGATGGCTTAAGTAACGGTATGACAGGACTTGAGGCTTTCGTATCAACTCACTGCAAGAGGGTTTTATAATGAAACTTACAACCAAAATACAGAAGACTAATTATTCAAAACTCCTTGCTGCATGTAGCATAGCTAACCTTAACAAAGACGAGACAGCTGTGCTACTAGGTAACGCCTGGGTAGAAACACAATTCAGCTTCTACAGGGAAAATCTTAATTACTCGCAGATGGGCCTTGCTAGGACATGGCCAAGCATATTCAAAAAGAGACCTGAATTAGCTGAAGAGCTAGCACAAAGGCCTATTGCAATTGCCAATACTGTGTATGCCAATAAACTAGGGAATGGTGACAAAGCAACTAATGATGGCTGGACGTATAGAGGGCTAGGCCCCATGCAGATAACAGGGGCTATCACGTACAAGAATATATACCAAATGCACGTGCTGATGTATAAAGCTGGCCTTACTACTGCGGCATACCCAACAAGCCCAAGGCTTTACTCTGCTGCTAACCATGCGGAAGTGACTGCTATAGCATACTGGCTAGCCTATGTGCGTAGCCCTAAATGGCAAGTCCCAGCCATAACAGACATAAAGATCACTGACAATATTAGAGCATTGTGCTACAAGATTAATAAGGCAGGTCTGAAGATGGACGAGCGTGTAGCTACTGCATTAGCAGTATACAGCACAATTTAAAAGGCCAGGTAAAAGGTCAGGTAAAAGGTCATATGACCCTAAAAGAAACGCCACAATTAAGTGGCGTCATTAAGCTAGCGGGGTGGGTAATATTGTCTTAGGCAGCCTTATTTAAGCTTAAGAACTTAAGAATCTTAACAACTTTCTCAAGCGCTTTGTCATCTTTAGGGTCTGGGGTAATCTTGACGACAATAGATGCTACTGCAATAATATGGCTAACAATTGCCATGACGTCGATTAAGGATTCCATGTAAAACCTTATAATGTAAAATAGTCTGTACCGTTACAGTACAGGGTTAAAGATTGGTAGGCGGTATTAGTGTACTTGTATTGTTGGCCATCGATTTTTACGCCTGTATAGGCAGTGCCACCCAAGGTTACCGTAGCCGCCTTGCCTGTGATTATAACATGCCCAGCTGCAACTTGCACCTGTCTGTTAGTTTTTATTACTGCCTGCCTGCCTGTGACTAAAACAGAACCTTTAGTCGCAGTTACCCTACGAACCTTGCCTACCGTAGCTGCATATGGAGTTACTACTGCATGGCCCGTTGTGCCAATTAAGCCCCTACTACGTTTAACACTAGCTGTATAGCTGGTTACAAGGACAGCACCCTTAACAACATTGACTGTGCGGCTCGCCCCTGTCGTCACGGTAGCAGCATACCCTGTAACTGCCACATGCCCAGTGGCAGCAATGACATTACGTTTACTGTTAATACTGGCTGCATAACCTGTAACAGTGACATGCCCAGCTGCAACACTAACAGACTTACCAATCCTAACAGTTACCTGGTAAGGTGCTACAAGTACATGCCCTGTAGCAGCCTGTATAGCACGCTTCCTATTAACGGCAACCGCATAGCCTGTGACAACTACGCGGCCAAGGGCGACGTTTAAAGTAAGGCCACTACCAGCGACCGCAGGCAGTTCTCCTAACGCCACAGCGCCTAAAGGTGAGCTGCCTAGTAACATACCTATCTACCCCATGTTGCATCGGCCATATAATTAACTGCCCAGAGTGTTTGCCAAACTGTTGCGGCATTAATAGCTGTCTGAAACCCCTTTGCTTGGGTGTTAATATCTAATATCTTCTGGAATGTAGTTGTTGGGCTGCGGGAAGCGGGGGCAATAGATCGCCACAAATCAAGCAGAGTATCAATCTCATCAAGCGTCATGGGACGTACTTCTAGTGAAACGATGTCCTGAAACTTGTCTCTTACGTTAAACTTTTGGACTTTTTTACAGTATGCTAGAGGGTCATATTCCACAATTTTAGCATTTACTTTGGCGTTAATGCCGTTTCCGTCAGTGCCTACTGTGTCGATACCGTTAATAACTTCGTACCCTACCCAGGTATAGCCAATCTGCTCTAATCTTAGATTAAATTTTCCTAAGTACTCGGAAATTCCTGGCTTGTCAATGTATACGATAGGCATTAGATCATATCTCCTACTAAGTTTATGAAAAGGCATCCAGAAGAGTCGTCTAGCACTGACCCTGTTGGGTCAGCTGTTGGTAGCGTCGTCCACCCCCCAGTAAGGGAGTGGTTTATCCCGGAGTCGTGAGCCGCTGTGGAAGTATTACCTCCAGCCACACTCCCCCTGAATGCGCCTTGTGAATAGCGTCTAAAAGCAACACCTGACAGATCTTGTGCGCAAGCAGACCAGTACGTGCCTGCATGTATGAACTTTGCAGTGAAAGTTCCTGTCTTTATGCCGGTAGTTGTAGTGTCTATGTTGCCAGTTTCAACTATGATATTTCCTGGCAATCCGTTGCTTTTTACTTCATATAGTGCCATGCGACCTTTACTAGCAGCCGCTGCTGTTGTAACTTCTACACGAAGCCCTGTGGCCACCATAGGGAATCTCAGCTCGAAGGGTGTCAGCCTCATCTTATCAGCCCCAGCTGATTGCACGGCGCTGGGCGTTGATGCTGATATGTGAGAACTCGGAACACCTTTAGTTGACACGTTTTGCCAGCCTTGTGGCGGTTGTATAATTGCCCTGTCTGTAATAGCCATGTATACGTTTTTGGTGCCAGCACTGAAGCTGAGTGCACTTGTAGTACCTGAGCTATTTTGTCTTATTTGCTCTCGTACTAGCGTCGTAGATGCAGATAAATACCCAAAGCCGGACTCCCATTCACCAGACACCCCTTCAACGAAATAGAGGAAGCGTCTGCTAGTGCCATAGGCTGTGTTGAATGTGACAAAGCCTGTGACCGCACCATCTAAGGTGAAGCTGCCTGTGCCAGTGGTGGTTGCTGTCTCTTTAACTCTAGTAGCT